GGTTAAGAATCTCAGCCGCGCTGCTACCCATCGACGTGCCAAGCCCGCGAGCCGCAAAGGCCGCGCGTGCCGACTGCGAGGCTTCCCGCTGCTGCTCCGGTGAGAGCGACCGGCCAAGGGCCAGTTCAGACTCCGCATCCCGCTGGAGCTGCGCCTCAATGGCATTAGGCGCGCTCGCCGCTTGCAGCTCCTCGCCAACAACGCCGCGCGCGCGCTGGAGGTATTCGTTGTTGAGACGACCGGCGAGCTGGTCGGCGGTCCCAAACTGCATGTTGATGTATTGCGGATAAAGCCGCTTAATCGACTCCTCTTCTGCGGCGATCTGTGCGTTGGCCACGCGGATCGACGCGGCGGCCATCTTATCGTAATCAATCGGCGCCGGTGCGGCTGGCACTGGTTGTGGCGCGGGTGCGCTTGGTCCTTTTCCTCCCATATTATTATCCTCCTGTTTTCTTAATTAGTTTGTTCCAATCGTAGACTCGCGGTTCAAAGCTCCCACGCCGGCACCAAGCCGCGTATTGCTGCGGCCGTGTCGCCACGCGCATAAACTCCCGCACAGGGTTTGCGCGGCCAGCAGCAGCAGCCAAAGTGACGAACCAACAATTTGGCTCGCCGCTTTCAAAGGCTCGCTCCTCCGCGTTCCACCGCAGCTCGCTGGCCAGCAGAAAGACTTCCGGTGTGGCGTGGACTAAGCCCGCCGACAGATGCTCGCCGACAAGCTCCCAGAAGTCTTGCGTGCTGTGGTTGTCCCACCATGTTTTTGCGCGTTGCCATGGGGTCATGCTTAGAACTTGATGCAGTAGAGCATCGGGATGTTCTTCGGGCGCGTTTCGGTGCCGCCGGTTGAGCCGGTGTTTGGAGTTGTTTGCTGGGCGCTGCCGTTGCTGTCACTGAGCACGGCCGTCCCGCCGGCGGGCAACGATGCAACAAACTTGGTGTAGACCGTATGCGTGTGACCCTTGAGTTCATCGGCCTGCTTGGCGCCAAATGTGCCAGCCACTGTGCCGTCATCATTGGTCCCGCTGCCGCGCACGAAGTAGCCGCGCAGGTCCGGCACATTGAATGTCGTGCTGCCATCTCCCGATCCGTAGGTCGTGCTGATAGCCGAGAACAAAGACGAATAGGTGCTGCGGCTTACTGCGGCGCCGTTGCACGCCAGCCATCCGCTGGGAACGCTGTTCATGGCAAAAGACATGACCGCGCCGGCGGCGATGGCGGCTCCACTAGCGAGCTTTTCGCTGGTCACGGAACCGCTGGCCAACTTGTCGGCAGTCACGGCCGCCGCTGCGATTTTGCTCGTCGTGACTTCGTTGTCAGCAACGACTACCGTTGGCGCTGCGGCGCTATTAAGTTTAGTCGGGGTGACGGTTTCGCCACTGGTCCATGTGTATCCCTGTGTAACTGTTGCCATGATTGTTCTCCTTAATTGTTAAGCTGCATTCCGCGTCTCGCTCGGCGGCAGGCTCGGTCCTGCGGCCTCAATCGAGACGTTACGGATCTCTGGCCGGTTGGCCGTGGTTAGAAACTCCAGCTCGCAGTAGTGCGCCTTTTGGCGGATCGGCTGTTTGAGCGTGTAGTCTTCGGCGAGGCCGGACGTGTTCGTCTGCCCCGGCACCAGCGTGATCTGCGAGTCTGGGTTGGTCATCCGGGCCGTGACTGTGATGCTCGCGGTGTCCGGCAAGACAACGTCTGCAAGCGAGCGAAGGAATCGCTTGTTGTGCATGCTGCCCATGCCGTAGCGGCGCGTGACGATCCGGCCAGACACGGTGCCGACATAGTTTGCAACGGAGGGGTCGGGCGCGTCATCGCCGGCCTGCCTTTCATCAAGCATCATAATGGTGCCCGCTTGGCTTGTTGCCATGACGCGGCGCCGGCTGCCTTCGGTAACGATCAGTAGGTCATCGACGCCGAAGCCGTAGCTGTCTCTCGTTTCCCATTGCTCGTTGAGGGCCGACCAAATAAAAAGCCATGCGCTGGGATTTGCCGTGGCGGCCTGTGGAACAGCCAGCCAATAGCGGTTGTCGTGCCAGACGCCGACCGCGTTTTCGGAGGCGGCTGGATCTAACTGCTCAAACTGGTCCGCAATCGGGTCACTGAGCGGCTTGGTGTCGCCGCGCAGCTTGAGATCCAAGCGGGCATCGAGACGGTAGACGCCAGCGTCAGACAGAAAGAAAACATACTGCCCAGCGACTGCGACCGTCTTGCGGGCAAGACATCCGACCTCATCGGTCAGCAACTCCAACGTGGACAGCGGGGTGTTGATGCTGAAGTCTGATCCGTCTGTGCTTGAAAATTGCGCCACGGTAGCCAGCCAGATTGACTTGCGCATGAACACAAGGAAGTTGCCTTCGACCCATGGCTGCACCGCGACCAAATAGTCGTTGCTGCCTTGGTTGGCGCGGAACGATTGGAAGAAAGAGTCATAGACTTCGGGGTCCAGCCAATCTGAAAGCAGCACACCGTCGCGCCCGCTGGGCACCACCAGCCGGTTGTTGGTGTAGACCGCCCACGGCACCGAGGGCAGTGATTTGTAGCTGGCTCCAACAGGCGGCACGCCAGCAGGGCTACGCACGAAGTCAGTCGCTGGGTCAAGATCCCAATACAAAGGCGCCTTCACTCGGCGCACCGTGCGGCCGGTCGTGGTCGTGTCTTGTGCCGTTCCGGCTGGCACCGTGATCGTGAAAGAGTCCGTAGACGCCGTGACGATGTCGTATTCCACGCCATCAAACGCAGCGACATTGCTCCCCTCGATGCGCACGCGCATGTCGGCGCTGTAGCCGTGCGCCGTGAGGTTCACCGTGGCCGTCGTCGAGCTAACCGTAATACCGCCAGAAGTAATTCCTTTTGTCTGATAGCCGTCTCTTAGCGGACTGGCCTCACGCAATAGGTAGAGGCGGTTGAATGCCTGCACCAAACTAACTTTGTCGGTCGGCTCAATCGTTTCGCCTGCCGGATAAGTGAGCGTGTCCGGCAGCAGGGTTGACAGGATCTCGTCGCCTGTATCGGTGACAATTTCATCGTCTGGGTCTGGAGAGTTTGTTGCCACGATTGGTCCGCTGCCCCACTGCGAACTGAACCCGCTGCCAGAATCAAAGATTTGCAAGTAGGCTTCGGAGGGCGCGGCCAGCACAACCAACTCAAAGCTGTTGGTGGCATCTGGCGAGCGCACTACCGCCGAGGCGAAGACGCCGCCGGTATAGATGGAGCGGACAACCGGATCATTGGTTCCCTCGCTGACGGCCAAATTGAATGGCACGGTGAGCGGCGCGTTGGCCGGCGCAATTCCGCTGGCCATCCGCTTGGCACCCTTGCGGGTCGTTGCCACGCCCCTGTCCAAGCGCATGTTCTCCGAGGCTTGCAGCACACCGGCTGGAAGCGTGATCGGATTCAAGCGCGATGCGTAGCCGACAAAGCCGGCGTCACCATCACGCTGCACTGGACTCTCAAGCGCCATTAGCGATTAGCCCTCATACATGATGTTGACCAGTCCCGAGTCAAAGGCGTCGGTTCCGTTGGTTGTAGTCACGCGAACGCGGTCTAGAGTGGCAGAAAGCTCTTTGACGCCACTTCCAGATGTCACGTTGGTATCTCCCTTGCGCGCTGTGTGTGACGCTATCCAAGTGTTTCCAGCGACATTAACAACCGTCCATATTCCCAATTCGGCCTGCGCTTCAGTGTCCCGATACAAAACAAAGCCGCTTGTTGATGTTGTTCCTGCGGTGTTCCCCGCGGAATCTGTAGTTACCGAGTTTCCGACATATCCAGAATTCTCAATCCCGCCAGAGTCTCCAAGCTGCAATAGCAAATGCGCTGTTCCGTTTGTGCTTAATTGGTTAAGCATCACCGTGATTCGCTTGGCCCATGAAGGAATGCCTGTGAAATCAAGGCTGGTGCCTGTAGTGCTTGGGGCCGTGCCCAGCGTGAGCGGCTGCGCCAACATGGTCGGAGTGACCTTGGCGCTGCCAATCGCCGTCACGCCGGCATTGCTGATCGTCACATCTCCGGTCACGGCAACCTTGGTCGCTACGTTGCTGCCGTTTCCAACTAGGATGTTGGCGCTGTCAAGCGCGGCAAGTTTGCTGAAAGCAATGGCGGCATCACTGGCAATGCTGGCGTTTTTGATGCCGGCAATGACTTCAAGTTTGGTCGCGCGTTTGGTGATCCCGCTTTGCTGGACGATCAGCTCGTCCGCATCGGCAACGGATGTTGCATCGGGAAGTTGGGTGATTGTTTTGGCCATAAGAGGAAGTGAGGAGTGAGGGTGAAAGGGTTAGGAGATGTCTTTGCGGGGATGGGTCAGGACATAGCTGACGGTTTTGGCGTTGTTGCGTTTCATCTCGGACTCG